CGGTCACATCGATAGCAGCGAACGAAGAACCAACCAGGGCCAACAGGCCAGAACCCAAAACGATTTTTTTCATGAATGAAAATTTCCAGTAATACCCCAAAAGCGAGGCCTCAAGCACTGCACGCAATGCTTGAAAAACGCTTTTTTATGTGTAGTCGTTAACAGTGCCCAAGCGGTCAAGATCGACCAGGACAGCGCCGTCGTCAAAGTCGCAACAGTCTTGGAAAAGTTGCTGCGCTTGGTCAATGTCCTGGATGACGCCGCCGCCTGCATCGCGCAGTGACGACACCCAACACGGTTCCCCGCCATCCAGGTCAGGACAGAGAAAACGCCCCGTTGTGAGTGACTGAATAACGAGGCGCATGTTTAAGCCGCCGTGCGAGGCGCAGGTGCCCCAGCAATGGGCCTGATGCCCTTCAAGACGAGTTTTGTAGCGTTGTCTGCACCTGCCACTAGGTCAACGTCACAATCGCACTGGACACCCGAATCAGGCCAAGAGTTTTTGAGGTGTGCCCACTTTTCAAACTCGGCAGCGTCCCCGAACTTGAACGGACGCGAGACAGCACCCAGGCTGCGGCCTGCTCCGTTTTCGGCCACATCAACAATGAGGTGGAAAGTGGTGGACGAAAAGGCCTTGCCTTCGAATTCGCCCTTCGATTCCTTGATGCCGGTGCATCGCAGTTGCATTTTCATGATGGTTTCCTATGGCCCAGGTGTTGACGGTTAAACAGGGGAAGGGCACAAGCCCCCTACCGCGGAAAAGGAGAAGGCAGCAGCAAACGCCGCTTTAATTTCAGCCGCCGAGAACTTGCGCATACGACCCGGCAGAAGCTTGTTTTCGGTCACTTCAAAGAGTTGCGACTCCGTGGCGTGTTGGACGAGCATGGACAGAGAAGGCCCTGCGGTATTCCGTGCCCAACGCAGAGCGCGGGTTACTTCGGCCTGGACGGTTTCTAGAGCGAGTCGCGGAGTTGTGCGGACTGGCTCAGGAGCAGCGGCGCATTCAGCTTTAAGCAATGCTCCCTGATGCCAGTCAGAGGCGCCAGCGAAAAAATCAGCAGGACGCCGGAGCATTTCACTCGATAGAACTCGCAGCTTGTTTCCATACCGCAATTCAATTCGAACCCAAGGCGAGGCAGCAGCGAAGCCGAAAAGTTGATGGCCTTTTTCATATGCGTTAGTCTGCTTTCCAGCTTCTTTCGAACCAAAGTAAAAGGAGCGCCCATCCTGCGAGTCAGCCGACCAATCCCCCACCATGTTGCACTTGAGCCGACGACCGCCAACGTTAGTCAGGCCCTGGTCGAATTCGGCCTTAATCTGATCCATACCGCCAGGGAAGCCATCGAAGAAATCAAGCGCCAAGTCAACGCGGGTCACTTTGGCATCATTGCGATCAATGAGCGCCGCTATACGGTCATTCCAACCAGGAGCAGCAAAGGTGCAGGCAGACCCGTAGATGTTCGCGTGAATCGTTTTTGACTGTGACTGCCTGGGACTGTCACCCGACGCCAAGAAGCCGACCCAGCCCACCTCGGCAGAGTTGCGGACGATAGACCACCGGAAGCGATAAAAGTCGTGACCCTTGCGCAATTCGCTTTGCACCGTGAACCCATCACCCAGGGCCGAACAAACTTCATTTGCCAGGTCAAGCGCCTGGGCGCTTGGTACGAAATCACAATCGGGAACTTCCCGCAGAATTTTCTGCAATTCCGCTTTGCGGTAGTCGTCATCCCATACGCTAGTCGCCAGGGGGAAAAGGGCGTCGACGCTTGGAGCCTGGACGTTACGCAAAAGGCAGGTGAAACGAACCCAATCCACATGCACAGGTGACTTGGTGGCGGTACGTTCTGCCAGGAGGCGGAGCTTAACTTCCGAGCCATCCAGAACCAGATTGTTGGTCTTGGTCACTTTTGTACGCTCCGGAGGTTATCCCCGTGATTACCATGGGGGATGCTTTGTTTTGCGCCAGCGTCGCCGCTGCGCGCTACGCTTGCCGCTGCGCCAACGCTGCGCGCCGCCATGCGACGGTCAGCCATGAAAGGCCATTTGCGACGTACAGCGGCGGAAGTCAAGATGATGGAGATGGACTGAAAGCCCTTAGAGGGTGCCCCACCAGCCGCCACAGCGACGCCAGAACCGTCAAGCAATGCGCCGCCGCTCTTCTTGGCAACTGGTGGGACAGAATCAGAAATGCCGAACTCAGCGTTTACGCGAGCAATGGCAGCGGCCTGGTACGCCTTGAATTCGGCGTTGGTCATTCGGTTGACCTGGGCTTGTGAAAGGGAGGACATTGACGGTTCCTTGAAAGTGATAGAGTCGGCATTACTGAATTTCAGTGCAATACCGAAATTCAGTAGCCCCGAGCATACTACTGAAAACAAGGAGTACAGTAATGCCCCTACAAGTGAGTCAACTACTAGACGAAGCTAAAAAGGTAACAGGGAGCGACGGAAAGACAGCCGCAGAGTTGTTAGTAACCGCGCAGCGAATCAGCGATTGGAGAAACGGCAGGCAACCGATGCCAGCGGCAGACGTTGCACTGGCTGCACAGGTGGCAGGTCTTGAACCTGAAGCATGGTTAGCCAGGGCAACAGTGGAGAGTTATTCGGGCGAGAAAGCCGAAAAATTAAAGCGTGCCTTAAAAAAGTCATTGGCAGCGATTGGCGCGGCCCTCATTGCGTGTGGGTTCATCGTGCACACTGAACCAGCAATAGCTACTTCATACGATGTATAAACAACTAACATAGCCCGGCAGATTTTGGACTAGGGAAAACCAGAATACACATCAGCAAACAGGGCTTAGGCTTCGCCACATGGCGCAGGCGCCATCAGAACCGTATCTGCGTGAGCGATGTCAGTTGTTTATCAGTAGAAGGCGCGGAGGCTTTGAAGCTGAAAGCAATGGCATCAAGCTCGGAAGCATCAAGAACAGCCACAGGCCTATCGTCAAGAATCACGGCCTTGGGTGTGTCATTCGCTCCAACGTTAGCCAAGCAAACATCCTGGGATACTTCCACTTTTGCGCCGTTCGGGTCAAAGCACCCGCAGCGATTGCGCACCGCGATACAGCCGAAATTCTGAGGAAGCTCTGCCACCAGGGGAGCAAGCGGCGCAGACGCGGCCAGGGACGGAACGGAAGCAGCCGCAGGGAGCGAGTTGCCAACTACCCCAGGGGTAACAGGACCAGACGCAACAGCGACGCCCTTACCCGTAGAAACGCCAACGATCGTGCTATAGGCCTGAGGCGCAACAGCGAGGCCACCCGCCAGGGCGAGAAGTGGCACCACGACCCATAGAGGGATTTTCTGTTTCTGCTTGGTGTGTAGCTCGCTGGACTTGTAGAGCTTAAAAGCGCTTGGCGGGTAACTGAAATAGCTCGAAGCCGTGCTTGCTTTAGTGGACAGATTTGCGCTGCAACCGTCCCAATCGTAGATGATAGCTCGCTGCATACCAAACAACCGCCGCACATGCTGATGCCTACCGACGAGCCGACGAACGTTTTGATCGATGAGCATTGGGTTTTGCGTAATCAGGACAAAATCGACGCCCTTGTGACGGTGCGTTTCGAGCGCCTTGATCATGTTGGGTGGCTTAGTGCCCATTCCACGAGGGCGCCAATACCGCTGCACTTCGTCAACGACCACAACATCACCAGGTCGAACCCAATCGAACCAGTTTGCAAGCGAATCACCTTCACCGACCAAGTTTCCCGCTGCATCCTCTTTGAGAGGCGCCATCGTTTCGTGAGGGATTAACAAATCCGGAATGCCATCGATGCAAACGCGCCTGGTAACTTCGGTGCCATCGTCCAACTTGATTTTCTGCGCCGCGAGTTGCTGCACCAAGGTGGAAACAGCGTATAGCGTTTTGCCCGATCCAGGAACGCCAGTAATAAGGTAGATCATGTCGCCCCCGTTACCCACTTAGTAGCAGAAACAGCGGCCCACATACCAACCCGAGCAATCATGGCACCACAGATGATGCCAATGGCCTGGGGTATTCCAGCAAGGCCAGCCAGAGCCAGGACAGCAGAAGGCATACCGGCATAGTTAGAAACACCAATGTCGATAAGGCCCTGGAGTGAAGCAGAAACGCCCGTAAACGTGATTGTGCCAATGCCCAACGCAGTCAGAACCCTCAAGGCCATAGGGCCAACAAGGGACATTATCAAAGTAGCCCAGGTCATGTTTACACCTTGAAGGAATCAGCGAGGATGTAAGCCGCCAGAACGCCAGCCATAGCCAGGAACAGCGCTCGAAGGATAAACATTTGATCGCACAACGGCTGATAGCTGACGCCATAGCTTTGACCGATAACGCTGAACGTCAAGGGACTAGGACACGCGCCGCCTGATGAGAATGAAACCGTAGAAACCGCAACCGCTTGAGTTGTCTTTTTCATCGTGTCGGGCGTAGGAGCCGTGCCCAAATCAGCACAGCCAGCAGAGCTAGGGTTAGTCTCGCACTGTGATTTTGTAGGTGCGGCCTCAGGTGTAGCCGTTTCAGTGCTAGTACTGGTAATGACGTTAGAGGTGTTGTAATTGTTTGTGACGGTAGTCGCACCCGTAGTGACGTTGTTTGTGTTGTATGTGTGGCCGTAGGTGGTAGTAGACACAGCCTTAGTTCCGTCAGCATTGACGGTTGTTTTAACCGGGCCAGGTGAAGTTGCAGGGCCGGTAATGGTGACAGTATCAGGGGCCACTTGAGTATCAGCAAACGGAGCAGCTTGAGCTATAGCTTTAGAGAGATTTGAAGTCGAAGGCCAGCCGGATTTAGCAGCAACTGCATCGAGAAATGCCTGTTCAGTGGAAGGCGTGGAGGTATCAGTAACACCAGTGATAGGGTAATTGCTCAGAAAAGTATTAGGCCACCCCCCGTTAGAGCAGGTGCCGTAAATGTTGCACTGTGAACCCGTATTAACGACGCTTGTAATGATGAAATACAAACCACCGTAGTTGCCGAAACAACCAGAGGTTGTCGATGGTACTTTGGCGGGGGGAATACCACCGCAACCACCGGCAGTGATTGGGGGTTTTTGAACCTCAAACGTGCCCGTGGTGTTGACGAACTCGAAACCCAATTCCTTTGCCAGGTCGTAAATAGCAACACCCGCGTAAAGCAAAGGAACGGCTTTGGCGCTTTTTATGAGCAGAGGGCCGTACTTGGCCGCGGCCGTTTTGCCTACCGCCGTAACTGTGTACTTACCGCCCACCGGATTAGAGAGTTGCGCTGTGCGAGTGGCAGAAACAGATGCAGAACCATCGGTAGCAAGTGTCGCAGCGCTAGGGTTTAACACAGGAGTGCCAGACGAAGCAAAACCAATTGTTTCTTGCCCAGCGCTTGTAACCAAAGTCATCATGCGGCCAAACGCAGCGTCAGCGGACGCGGTAGGCACGCCCTGAGCGAAGGTTAACTGCGGAACAGAAGCGACAACAGAAAGGCAAAGCCAAAGCCGTAGGCGAGCAAAACAGGGTCGAACATGAGGAGCCTTCATTTAGTATTCCGAGGGGTTACGGAGGACACGCAGAACCTGTTTCACGCCCCAAATAATTGCGGCAGCAGCAAGGATCGCAGCGAAAACAAGCGCCATAGCCTGATATTGGTCAGGTGTAGCCGTGCCAAAGGAATCAGTGACAGTGATCGATGAAGCAGTACCCGCAGGGGCAGAGGCCACCGCATAGTCAGTTTGTGCTTTTGTCCAAAGGGTCGAAGCGGCCTGGAACGGTGGAAGCGACGTAACAGGCGCGGCAGAAAGTGGCGCAGCGGACGTTTGAACCGTTACAGGGTAGGCGAGAACAGTTAACGATGTACCGAGCCTTGAAAGTATGGTTGACCCAACAATGACCGGATCATCTGAGCATGACAGAACGGTTAGCCTGGAAGCAGCGGCCAAGCCGGCGCCCGTGTTTTTTAACGCAAGGCAAGAACTGTCAGCCGTTGCATATGACACCGCATTGACGGTTGTGGCCGCCAACGCAGAGCCAGCCAGCGCCCAAAGCACCACGGCAGCGGAAAGGGAAGGTATACGCCGCATGAGCTTTGGGCCGAAGG